CGGAGAGAAGCCACTCAAGAGAGTGGCTTCTCTTTTTATTGTTTTGGAGGAAGGGATATAGTGCAGGCTATCCTTTTTGGTTGGATAAGATATATTGGTTCATATTTCGTTACGATCCGGTGAATTGAATTCAGTGGGGCAGTTGGAAGTACGTCACAAACAGATCGGATATCCAAATCAAGAATTTCTGAGTTTATTCAACAGGATATTCTATGAAAATTCTCGTATTTTATGTTGACAAACAGTACTTCAATATGGTAATATTATTCTTGCGTTTGAGAGTTAGACGTGAACTCATTATCCGGAGAGATGGCCGAGCGGTTGAAGGCACCGGTCTTGAAAACCGGCGATGTGAAAGCATCCGTGGGTTCGAATCCCACTCTCTCCGCCAACTGAATTTTTCCATCGACCTGCGGAAGTACCCAAGAGGCCGAAGGGGCTCCCCTGCTAAGGGAGTAGGGCGTGTAAAAAGCGCCGCGGAGGTTCAAATCCTCTCTTCCGCGCCAAGAAAAAGCAAGAGAAAACATTGCGTTTTCTCTTGCTTTTTCTTTTATATCGTCTTGTTTTGCTAAGAAAAGTTCAATTCTTGTATTTCAGAAAATGCCTTTACCCCTAAGTTTACCCCAATTGGATTTTTTACCCCTAAAAACTGCGGAAAGAAGCTCCACCGGCCGACTGACCGGTGGAGCTTCCTTTTATGCCTTTTTCAGCTTTTCATAATATGACTGCGTTCTTGCTGCAGTGTCCTTCATCATCTGTTCTGATGTGTGGGCGTAGACGTTCAATGTGAAACTTGCGGTAGCGTGTCCCATGAAGTCCTGCACGCTTTTAATGTCCGCGCCGCTGGCGATCATCACCGTGGCTGCGGTGTGGCGCAGATCATGCACACGCGCGTCCGGGCGTCCGATATTGGCAGCGATCTTCTTAAAGTACTTGTAAAAGGTATGAATGGCGAGGTGCGTCCCGAGTTCATCTGTAAAAACGAGATTTTCAGCGTTGCTCCATAGCTTACCGCCTTTGAGCTTGTTTTGCGCCTGCCGGCGCTTTTCGTCCCGGAGATATTCAAAGCAGAGCGGGGGCGGCTCGATCGTGCGCGGCTTGCCGCTCTTGGTGGTGTCGGCAATGTAGTAAGCGCCGTTCTTTTTCTTCTCACGCTGTAGCTGCTGACTGACGGTGATACGCCCTTTTTCAAAGTCGACCTGTGACCACGGGAGACCGAGCAATTCTCCCTCACGAAGACCGGCAAGCAGACAGACGGCAAGCGCGTTTCGATAAGGACTGTCCTCGATTGCTTCAAGGAACTTCGGAATGTCCTCATCACGCAGCGGCGCTATTTCGCGCTGTACCACCTTCGGCTGCTCTGCGGCGTCACAGGGGTTACTTACAATGATCCCCTGTTTCAATGCAACTGAGAGCGCCTTATGCAGTACGGCAGCGCAGTTCTTGACGGTCTTTCCGCTCAGCCCCTTCTTGGTCATGGCGTTATAAACCTTCTGGACGTGTGCGCCGCGCAGAGCTTGCAGCTCGATAGCGCCGATCTGTGGCTTGATGTAATTCTTGATACAGGCCTGATAGTGAAGGTATGTTGTCGGCTTGATCTTATTGGCGGCAAAAGTATCGAGCCATTCATCAAGCCATTGTGCGACTGTCGTCTTTTGTGGTGTCAGATATGTACCGCGGTCAATTTCACGGAGAATGGCCGTCATCTGCTTACGCACGGCGGCTTGCGTGTCTCCGTAAATGCTGCGGCGAATCGGTTTTCCTGTGCCCGGGTCATTGCCGACGGTCACGCGCGCTTCCCATCGACCGTCAGGACGCTGCCGGATGCTGCCTGCGCCCGACGCGGCGCGCGTATTTGCTTTTCTTGGCATTGCTTTTTCCTCCTGCATTTGTTATGATTGGAGGGCAGTAGGCTTCTCAGTTTGCTGCCCCTTATAACCGTCCTCGGTGCTGCAACACCGGGGGCGGTTTTTTATTTTACTTTGCCTGTGAATATTAGCCCTTGTAAAGTAGCATCACTCGCAACATCTTCTAATAACAAAGTAAGGTTTTTATTTGCATTTGATTCATAAATATCAGAAGGGCTTATTATTTCGTCAATAGAAGCTCCGAACTCACCACCTGATAATAACGATTGACCTTCACGAAGTGTTTTAAGAACTATAATAGAATGATTATATACATTCATTGCGCGGCGAATGTCATCAGGCGCGTTATTTTCCATCACATATAACATGACTTCGGCGGGTCTTGAGTCATCATCATCTCCGCTTGTATTTGGCACATTCTCATAAATACTTGCAGCAGTAAGCATTTTTCCAAATTGTGTTATAGCGAGTAGCAAATAGCTGAATGACCTATACTGAAGCATAGTGTTAAGGGAATCTGCTAAACTTTTGCTATCAAGCAGTACATTGATAGACTCCTCTGAAAGTCCAGTATACTTGCAGATTGCCTGTATTTCCGGATTCGCTGTCTTTATGCCGGATCCGCCCAAAAGATAATCTGCACTTACGCCGTAATAGACGGCTAAATCATGCAATGATCTTGCGTCGGGTAATGTGTCCCCTGTTTCCCATAGTCCAAGTGTAGACTTCGATACGCCGAGTATTTTAGATAATTCATCCTGTGATACGCCTTTTTCCCTTCGCAAATCTCTAAGTTGTGTTGGGAAAATGGCATTTTTGTTTGCAGCAGACGACCGCTCTACCCCTGTTTGACTTGCCTTCTTTTGCGTGACCGGAAAAAACATTTGTTCCATATCGATGCTCCTCTGGAAGACTGATTTTCTTGTTGTTGAAATATATTATAGCAAAAAACTTGTCAAACAAGCGTTCCGTGTGTATAATGCAAGTGACAAGAAATTTGAGGCTTAACAGTATTGTATCAAGTTTTTCAGTTTTGTCAACTCGAATTTTATAAGGAGGGGAGAATATGGATCGCATCTTAATCACTGTCACGGAGGCAGCGCGGCTTTTGAGCGTATCACGCCCGACCATCTACAAGTGGTGTAACGTCGCTGGTTTTCCTGCGGTCAAAATCGGCGGTTGTACGCGCATTGTTGCCAGCGATTTAATTGAGTGGGCAAAGACACAGGAAAGGTGAGCTGATTTGTGGCAAGTAAAAAACGTCCCGGCGTGATGTTATATTTTGATTTACGCCCATGTTTGAAAGCTCTATCCCTTGAGCAGAAAGGTCTTCTATTCGATTCAATTTTGTCTTATGGGGAGATTGGCGTTGTTCCGCAGTTTGACGATTCTATGTTGACAGTTGCATGGAACTTCATTCAACCGAAGATAGACGCTGATGCCGAACGTTACAAGAAGCGATGCGAAAAGGCACAGGAATCTGCGAATGCTCGATGGGGAAACGTAACGGAGAACACAGAGTATCCAAACGGATGCGAACGCATACCGACGCATACTAACGGATACGAAGGGATGCGTTCAATGCCAACTACAACTTCAACTACAACTAATTCTCTTGTTCCGCCTTCCACCGGAACGAAGAAACCGAAGCAGGTTTTTGAGCCCGACTCACTTCCGTACCGTGCTGCGCGCTGGCTCGCGGATCAGATTGAGGAGCGCTTGCCGAATTGCACGCCGCATTCAGAAACGACCTTGCAGAATTGGGCGGCGGACTTCGACAAGTGCCATCGACTGGATGGGCACAGCTGGGAGGACATCGATAAGGTTTTACAGTTTTCACAGTTTGATTCGTTCTGGCAAAGCAACATCCTGTCAGGGGGCAAATTCAGAAAACAATACACGCAGCTCCTGGCAAAAATGGGGGGTGGCGGCACGTGATGCAGGACACTTCTTCTCTTGAATATTCCTTGACTGCGACGGTCTGTCTTGAACCAAAACGTGTCTTACAACTTCGGCAGATCGTGAGCGTCGAGGACTTCTCCATTTCCGCCTGCGCTATGGTTTTTGACGCTGCGGATAGCGCAGTATCGCGCGGCAAAGCGTTTGACGTCAACATTGCCGCCGATGGTCTCCGTGGTCTTGTGGACAATCCCAGACAGTTTCTTGCCGATTGTATTGACCTGACGCCAACACTCGCAAACGCGGAGGAATATGCCCGCCTGCTACATAAGCACGCAGCGGAAAAGCGGTTGCGCGATGGGGTGCTTGCGGCGCTCAATGAAGAGAATCCGGCGACAGCGATTGCTGAACTCTGTAAGGCACATCTCCTTGACAATGCGGGTGGACGGCTGGAAAGTGTCTCGCAGGCTCTTACAGAGACCTTGCGGAGCCTTTCAGCACCGGAGCAGTCCCGTATCGATACGGGGTTCCCAAAGCTGGATAGCATCTTGAAGGGTTTCGAGGGCGGACAACTCATCATCGTCGGTGCTCGCCCGGGTGTCGGCAAATCTGCGTTCTTGCTTGATATCGCAGAAAGCGCAGCCAGAGCCGGGAACGAAACGCTTTTCGTATCGCTTGAGATGTCCGCCGCGGAACTGACGGAACGTCTGCTTGCACGGCGCAGTATGGCGACAATGGATAACCTGATCGACCGAGACCTGAACGATGAGACGTGGACGGATATTGCAGCCGTGTCGAATCGGCTGGAACGTTTGCCGCTTCATTTTTGGGACAAGCCAGCCGTGACAGTGAGCAAAATTCGAGGTGCAGCGGCGACCATTCAAAATCTGCACTTGATCGTCATCGACTATCTTGGCCTGATGCAGGCTGACCGCCGTGCGGACAGCCGGAATCTTGAGCTCGGACAGATCAGCCGCGACTTAAAAAACCTTGCTTCCGAGCTACAAATCCCCATCGTTGCGGCGGCACAGCTTAACCGTGGTGTCAACGACACAGACCGCCCGACGCTGCTTTCCCTGCGAGATTCGGGTGAGTTGGAGCAAAACGGCTCAAAAGTATTGTTCCTCTGGAAGATCGATGAGTTCGGGACAGTTGGGGTGTCCGTTGCGAAAAACCGCCGCGGTCGTCAAGGCGTTGTGCAGATGAACTTTGACGGCGCACATCAAAAATTCACCGAGCTTTCGGAGCCGTACCGCGAACCAGAGAAAAAACGCCGGGGCGGATTTTTGGAGGGTGGCACATGAATATCGGAGGAGAGAAGAAAGAAAAGATGGTCAAAATTCAAATTTTATGGCGGAGGATTTATGACTATCTTGGAAGCGTACAGCATTCTAAAATCAACCAAGCCCGCGCGCTGTGAGCGTGACCGCTACCATCAGCGTGACGAACTGCAGCACCTGCTTATCCCGCACCTGCCCGTTGATGACCGCGATAAATTCGAGCGGGCAATGAACAGACATTTCCGTTTATAAAAAAGCCCTCCCCAAATCGGGGAGGACCGCTCTTGTGGTGAGTTCGAATTGTCAATTCTGATTTTACCACAGGAGGAGCGGATATGCAAGCAAAACCACTTGCCACAAAAGGCGAGCGAACAAGCGAAATTGCAGCAGCGGTGCAGGCGGGCGAGGCGGACATTCTGAGACTTTGGGCGGCGGTTGAACGCTTTGCGTGGCAGCAGACCTTGAGGTGGGTGCGGGCAATGGAAGGCCGCGCAGGTGTCGAGGAAAGCGACCTTCTGCAAGTGGCCTTTATCTCCCTCATGGACACGCTACCGACATGGGATGCG